CCGCGACCCACGGGGGACAGCACCAATTCCGCCAGAGCGAGCACCACCGCGCGCTTCTCGCCTACGCTGTACCGGCCCGAGTCCCACCGCGCGGCCAGGTCGGCAGGGTCGTACCCCTGAAGCGCCGGGGGAGTCTCCAGCACCCGGATGCGTGCTTGCGCCTTCTCGATGCGGGGGAGCAACTCACGCTCGGCGGCGGCCAGCAGACCGGGGCTCATGCCGTCCGGCTTGGCCGCCTCCGCCTCCAGCTCCGTGCGCCGCTTCACCAGCGCGGCCAGCTCCGCACGTGCGGCGGCAGCCTCCCCGGTGTTCGCCGCGGGCACGAACGCGGCCAGGGCGTCCGGCAGTGCCAGTCTGGCGCGCATGATCTTCGAGACCGCCTCGTCCAGCATGTCCATGTTGCCGGTCACCTTGCAGCATCCGGACCGGGTGCATTCGTAGCGCTGCTTGCCCTTCCAGTTGTCACCCTGCATCGGCCTGCGGCACGCACCGCAGAGCAGCGCACCGCTCAGCATGTATTTCAGCGACGAGTCCGAGTGATGGCGGCGGCCGGGAGTGGACAACACCCCTGCCACCCGTGCGGCAGTGTCCGCGTCGATGATGGCCGGCCACGCATTGCGCGCCACCACCTGCCGGTCGTGGATCCGGTGCCCCTGAAGGCCAGGGTTCAGCAGCGCCCGACCGATCCCGTGGCCGGTCCACTCACCCTTGCCGGACGCGGTGGGCACCTTCCAGGCGTTCAGTACGCGCGCCATGAACTGGAGCGGTACGCCATTGATGACCCCTTGGGCGGCGGCTCGGTAGATGGCCGCGCGCGGTTCGTCGATCACCTGCCGGATCTCCCGGCGCTTGCCGCCGGAGATCGAACGGCTGTCGTCGGTGGGTGCCCCGTACTCCCGGCGATAGCCGTCCAGCAGTGGCCCGGCGGGGCGCCCCTGTGCCGCCGCGTCCGCCGTCCCGGCACGCGAGCGTGACCGTAGGCGCTCCACCTCACCCTCGGCCTTCATGCCCTCCCGCATGAGCGTTTCCCGGTCACGCTGCACCCACGGCTTGTAGGTGGCCGCGTCCTCCCCATCGCCGAAGATGCGGATCAGCACCTTCTTCTCTCGGCACAGATCCAGGAACGCCACCCACTCGCCCATCTGGCGCGAGCCCCGGGTGGCTTCCCACAGTGAGACCATCTGCGACTCGCCCGCCCGGATGTGCTCCAGCAGTGCGGCATAGTCCGGCCGGTCCTTGCGCGCGTACTGGCTGGCTGAGAAGTCGGGATCGACGAACTTGCGCCCTGGTTCCACGCCCTCGGTGGCGCAGTCCGTGCGCCAGGCGCGCTCCTGGCGCTGCACGGACCGGCCGAGATCAACGCTGCTCTTACGGGCGTAAAGATCGGAACGCATGCCGAGGACTGTATCGCACAGGAATCCCTGATGTACTCTTCCGCCGAGGCCGATGCTCATGTTGGGGATTTGGTCGGCCGATCCGCAGCAGCACAACCCTGGGAGATGTTCATGGAGAAGTACGTCCCCGCGAGCCCGGACACCTACGCCCTGTTCATCGACCGCGCGCGGGTGGCCGCGCCGGACAACTACCAGGGGCCGGCCAACCCCGATGTCTCCCTCGCGCAACTCATCAGCGGCGAGGTGCAGGGCGTCCGGCTCGTCCCGGTGCACGCGCTCTACGCGCAGGGGGACCGGGTGACCCCCTTGTTCGACATCAAGCGCCCGCCACTGTCGGGTGCCAACTACTGCGGCATGGTCCGCATCGCCGGTCCCGAGGGGATCGCCTGTCTGTTCGACATCCAAGAAGAGATCGAGTCGCAGAGTCTGGAGCTGGCCGCATGAGCAAGCTGACCGAACAGAACGTCAAGGACATCGTGACGATGTACGAGTCCGGGCGGTCCATCCGCGCGATCGCCGAGACCTTCGGCGTCCGCTACTTCGCCATCCATCAGCGCCTCACCAAGCAGGGCGTGGCGCTCCGTCCGAGGGGCGGTCCCCGGAAGGTCACCGAGGACGTGGCCACCGTGAGCCCCGCCGACTGATGGCCATGGCCATCTGGTTGGCCACCGTGGCCATGGCCATTGGCCAGCTCCTGACCAGTTCCGTGGCCACGCTGGCCACTGGCCAGCCAGATGGCCAAACACCCGTGGCCAACAGGTGGCCACGGTGGCCTAAGCGCCCTCCCTGAAACGCGCTGAGCAGGCAAGGAGAGGGTTCTCTGGCCTAAGACAGCAAGATCGACAGAATGGAGGTGAGAACGAATGCGCGGACATCCCCGACCCCGACTGGCCACCACCGTGGCCAGTTGGTTGGCCACGCTGGCCACGGTGGCCCTCCTGGGTTACACGTTCTGGCCACCTGGCCACTGAGATTGGCCAACCCGTGGCCACGCTGGCCATTGCAATGGCCAGCGTGGCCACACCCTTAGAGGTACGTGGTGACGATGACCGCCCCGGTGGCGCCCGCACCGCCGTTGACCGCCGTGAGTGACTGGCCCCGGGATGCGCCGGACCCGCCGCCGCCGTACGCATGCCCCGCCGAACCGGCCGCGTTCGAGATACCGCCCACCGACGTGCCGATGAAGCTCGCCCCGCCGTCGCCGCCCCGCTGGCCGGTACCGGCGGTCGAGCTGATGCCGATACCGGTCCCACCGTCGCCGCCAGGGATCCGCACGCTGCCCCCGGTCCCGCCAGTACCACCTAGCCCGCCGTGCCCTCCAGCGGAGAACTGAGCGGTACTGCTGGCCGTACGGACACTGCCGCCGGTCCCACCGGCCGCCGTGATCGTGGTGCCGAACGATGAAGTGCCGCCGTCGCCGCCGTTGCCGGTGCCCGCCGTGCCGGCCGCCCCGATGGTCACGGACACCGAAGAGGCCAGGTCGTCCGCGTCGTACCAGCCGGACGCGTACTCACCCGCGCCGCCGCCGTCGCCGAACGACCACTGCGACGCACCGGTGGCGCCCGCCCCGCCACCCGCGCCGCCGCCGCCCACCACCTCCACGTGCACGATCTTCGCCGAGGCGGGTTTGTTCCAGGTGCCGCTGGAGGTGAACACCTGCGCGTCCGGCTCGGTGGCCGACATCGCATCGTCGGCGTACGTGCGGTCACCTGCGGCGATCGGGTCACCCATTACAGCGCCCACCTTCCTGGAGTGGCGACAGCGATCGGATCGCCCGCCGCCAGTGACTTACGGATGCCGTTGACGCTGCGGATCACGGTCGCTGTCTGGTCATAGGCGCCCGACACCAGCGACGCCGCACCCATCGATGTCACGGTGATCCGCTCACCGGAGACGAACACGTCGTACGGTTCCCCGGTGGTGGACCACACGCCCTTGGAGCTGACCGTGCGGAACGTCAGGGACGTGGCCGTGGCATTCACGGCGGTCTTCAGGGTGGTGGTCCGCGAGTCCCACAGGCTGTCCGCGGCGTCCCACTCGCCCACAACGAACTGTTGGTCGGGTGCGCAGGTGAACGCGATCACCCGCTCGGCGTCCGAGCGTCCGAGCGTCTCCGTCCAGCCCAGCGCGTACAGCCGGATTGTGTTCTCCCGGTAGTTGACGATCTCGATGACGTTGCCGACATCCACCGCCTCCACCTGGGCGAGGGTGGCCGCATCCAGAGCCGCCAGGTTCACCGCGACCTGCGGATACCGGGGCAGGTTGACGGTTCCCCGGCCGAGCCACCAATGGGCCTGCTGGTAGAGCCCGGTGGCCTCCTCGGCCACGTTCACGTCCACCGTCTGGCGGTACTCGTTGCGTCCGTCCGGCGGCGCCTGAGTGCCCATGGGGCTGGTGGAGTCGGTGGCGGTGTACTCGCCGCCGTCGCGCTGCTTCGCCGTCACCACGTTGTGGACGGGTAGGTCGTCGGTCACCTCAACCGGCAGTGACGGCATGCCGTGACTGGTGCCGGCCGCGTTGAGGGTGAGCGCGGGGGTCTGGTTGTACCGCGCGCCACGCAGCATGAACACCAGTCCGACGGCATCAATGTCATCGAAGATCAGCCCGTCCTCAGTGGTCTGGATCTCCTCGAACTGCTTCGCCAGGGTGTCCACGCCCTGCGGACCCATCGGGTAGGAGTCGGCTGCCGTGCCAAGGATGGTGTACGCGATCCCCTTGAGCGTGCACAGTCGCGCGAACCGGTCCGCCGTGGTCTCGCTGGCGTGCCCCCGGAACGCGGTGAAGCGTGCCTCATCGGTCAGTTCGTCGACCGTGCCCGTGGTGCCGATCATGTGGCCGAACGTGGACCCGTCCGGAAGGCCGGACCCGCTGGACTGCTTCAGGGAGGACGTGGTGCCTGAGAAGGTGCCATTCTGGTTCCACCAGGTGTTCTCGTCGATGGCCCGCCACCACACGTCCTGGGTGACGGTGCCGCCGGACTCGGTGCACTGCACCACGAACATCACCCAGCGGCCTTCGAAGTACGTGGGGTCGAAGCCGTTCGTCGAGGTCCACCGGGTGGTCCCGCTGGAGTCGGTGGAAAGAGTGGTGACCTGGTTGGTGGAGTCGTCGATGCTGAACGAAACGTTGCTGCGGTCCTGCATTTGGAGGTTCAGCGGGGTGAAGAACGACCCGCCGAACGAGGTCATGTAGGTGACCACCGAGTATTGCCACCCGTCGTTCGTGCCACCGGGTACGAACTGGAAGAACGACTCGTCGCGCAGAACCACATCGGCCAGCGGGGCGGAACCGGGCGGGCGCTGCTGGCTGTCGAACGACACTCCCAGCAGCGAGCTGTTACCGGCACCCGGCACCGAGGAGAACGCCTTGGTGGAGCCGCGCGCATCCTCCATCGCCCAGTAGCCGGTCTTGTCGGCCACATCCTCGTTGTACTGCCGGAACGGACTCTTCAGTTGCTCGGACCAGTTGTTGACCCGCTGGAGGATGCCGCCCGCCTCCACGTCTACCCACGCCTTGCCGCGCCGGGGATACCGGCGGAAGTCACGAGACTGGCCGGCCGCGTACGAGGATGCCTCCACGTGGCCGCGCACCACACCACCCGCCGACACCCGTAGCGGCGTGTTCACCCCGGCCTTGCCGTACAGCGGACTCTCCGGGTTGCCGGTGCGGTACATGTCATCGGAGTTCTCAAGCCGCAGGTCGACCGACGCCGGACGCGGCGCCGGGGACTCGTCGGAGCTCCCCCGCATGATGGTGATCGGGGTGTCGGCCAGAACGTCATCAGCGGGCACCAGGTCATGCCACGCGCTGTCGTAGAACAGCTCCACGGCCACGTCCTGGCTAGGCATTGACGCCCCCAAGAACGAACTGAGCATTGCCACCACGGCGGCGCACACCCTTGGCCAGCCCATTGATGAGCACCTCACGGTTGAGCATCACGGTCACCTGCACGGTTCCCCCGCCGTCCCCGCCGCGCGGGATGACTTCCTCACCGCCCTGGAGCACGGCCAGCATCTCTGATCCCGGAGGACCGGGCACGGTGCCGCCGGAGTGGAACTTCGGTAGGTTGGGAACGGAGATCGTGTTGCCACCGATCCCCGGAACCCACCCCGGAACGGTCCAGCTCAACCGGCCGATGGTGTTGTTCCACGCGTCGCTGATCAGGTTGAACGCCTTGCGGTAGGGCGCCGAGATGAATCCGGCGATCTTGCTGAACGCCGTGGCGATCCAACCGGGGATCTTCTTCAGGAAGTTCCAGGCGGACGATGCGGCGTCCTTGATCCAGTTCCACGCCTTGGCGCCGGCCGCCTTCACCGTGTCCCAGTTCTTCACCAGCAGCACGATTCCGGCCACGATGGCCGCGATGCCCAGCACGATCCACGTGACCGGGGAGGCCAGGGTAGCCGCGTTCCACGCCCACTGTGCGGCGGTGACCAGTCCCACGATGCCCACCAGGCCGGACAGCAGCGGGGTGACCATCTGGATCTTGTCCGCCCAGTCCTGAAGCTCCGGCGGTTTCGCCTCACGCTGAGCCTCGGCCAGGTCGAGCGTGGCCGCCTCGGCGTCGATGCTGGCCTGTTGACCGTCCCGGATGGCCTGCGCCGCGTCCTCCTGCGCCTGCTTCACATCGACCCCGGCTTGTTTCAGGTCGATCTGTGCCTGGCGCGCCTCGGCCGAGTTCTTGCCGTGCTCCTTGACCGCCTCGTTGTAATCCTTGAGCGCGGTGGCCTGATCGAGCCGAGCCTGTTCCAGGTCCACCTCTGCTTGATCGGCGTCGATGGCAGCCTGAGCACCGTCACGGGTGGCCTGCGCCATGTCCTCGGTGGCCTGGCGGACATCGTTGGCCGCGCGGGCCAGGCGCTGGGCTCGCTCGACACCAGCCGACTGGAGATCGGCCAGCCCCTGCACCGCCGCGCCCGCCGAGTCGAACGCGTCCGTCATGCCGGACACCCCGGCGCCCAGCTTGCCGATGCGATCGGTGAACGTGGCCGACTCCTTGGCCGCCGCGCTGAGGTCGGCGCCCGAGTCCTTCGCCGCCTTGGCCACGTCCTCGACGGCCTTCGTCGACTCCTTCGCGGCCCGCTGGAGCTTGGTGGCGTCACCCGCGAATTCCAGGGCTACGGTGTTGCCCATCTACTGCACCTCCAGCCCGGAATCCACGATGACCGCGGTGAGCTTGCTCTGTAGCTCCGACTCGATCCGAGGCCGGATCTCCCGCAGGGTCGGATAGACGTAGCGCCCCTCACGCAGGAACGGCCGGGGGCCAGGGCGCCCCGCAATGCGCCCCTGGCCGCCGAAATCCAGCCAGGGGTAGTAGGGCGCCCGCTTGCCACCTACGCCCACCCTGGCCGACGTACGGGTGGACCGGGCCACCAGGGAGCGGCGAGCGGCGCCGGACGCCTGCGGGATCTTCGGGCGCACCTCGTTGACGAGGATCTCCGCAGCGGAGTTGAACGCCAGGCGCAGGCCCTTGGGCGCGTCCTTGTCGACCGCGCGCAAGGCCCGATTGAGCTGGGCAAGTCCCTCTACCTGGATCTTCGCTTCCACCGGCTCACCCTCCGCTCGCCTTGAGTTCCTGCCGCTGCGCCTTGCGCTGGTGATAGATCGACCACCGGAGGTACTCGGCTGCCGACAGGCCACGCCGCATGGCGGCCACCGAACGCCAACCGAGCCGCTCACACAGCCAGAAGTCGAACTCTTGGTCAGGACTCGTCTCGAACGTCTCGTACGCTGCTTTTGTCGGCTCCCTCGTCAAGGCCGGACAGCCTGCGGATCGCCTCGGACAGCGCCCGAAAGTCGCCATTGGCCCGGTCCCGGCGCTGCCACTGCTCCACCTGCGCGATGGTGAGCTTCGGCTGCACCAGGCAGGAGACCACGTTGCGCCGCTCCAGAAGCAGCGGGTTGTCGTCGGCGCCCTTGCCGTTGAACAGCAGTTCGTGGCGGGTGAGCCCCCGCATGCGGACCACCTTGCCGGTGGGCAAGGTGACATCCTCGGCGTCGTCCTCCAGGCTGCCCGCGATCAGGTCATCGAAGCTGGCGTATTCGGTCATGCCGTCACTCCTCAGGTCTGCGCGGTGTGGTCCCAGTCGTCGGACGGTTGGGTCTCCAGCGCCCACGTCCGGAAGCCGGCCACCGGGGCTGTCTCGGTGTACTTCGTGATGACCGCGGTGAAGCTGTCCTGCGGCAGGCCGGAACCGGTGCCCTCGGGCCGGTGCTTCACCGTTACCGAGGTGCCGATCAGGGGGACCAGGAGTGCGCGCGGCCCGGTCGATGCGGTGGAGTCGTACTTGCCGGAACACCCGAACGCCCCGGTGAGCAGGGTCGGATCGAACACCTGGGAGTTCTTGCCGTACGTGGTGTTGTCCTCGGTGCCCGCCGACTTCTCCACGTTGCTGTCGGTGCAGTACTGCGAGATGTCGGTACCCGCGACCAAGATCACGGTCAGCTTGCTGTGCTTGCGTGCCACGACGGCGCTCCCTTACGCGCTGGTGCCGAGGATGACAACGTCGTAGGTGACCGACGTCGATCCAGCAGAGTTGGTCACGGTGATCAGGTCCCCGGTCGCAGCGGTGACGGTCACCTTGCCGTCAGCGGGGCAGGACCACAGGAAGACGCCACCGGGCGGGATGGCCACACCATCACCGGCCGCAAGGAACCACGACGGGACACCGTTGGACGCCGGCCGGGTCACCTGCACGTTGTTCGTATTCGCGCTCGCAGCGAACACCATGAACGCGCGTAGCTCGACAAACGTCATGGTCGCCCCGGTCAGCGGGTTGGCCAGTGACCCGGCCAGGTCGAGATCCTCGGTCGCGGACGCGCCGAGGGTCCGCTGGTCGTGGAACATCAGGTCCGCCGAGTTCGCGGACGTGCCGTTGGCCAGCTCGATCGACACCTTCTTCAGGAAGCTGTCGGTGGGCGTACCCAGGTCAAGCAAGTTCTTGTACGTGCCGCTGATCTGCGCGGTCACGATCGTGTTCAGAGTGGTGGCCACTTAGTCCTCCCCGGGGCCGACAACGGTTGCTTTGAACATCGCCGCCAGGTACGGGGTGCCGGCGATCATTTCGAGGTCGAACTCGCAGGACGTAACAACCAGGTCGTCACAGGAGGTCCAGGTGTGCGCCTCCATGTGGCGCTTGAGGGACTGTGGGCCATCCCCGGACGCCCACACGGCCACCCGGTCCCGCGACGACTTGTCGTTCGGCTTGCCCACCACGAGCACGATCGGCAGGTCGGCGAATCCGTCCTCACCGCGCCCGTACGCCGCATCGAAGTCGATGGAGCGCGGGTACGAGACATAGCCACCCGGGCTGGTCAGTGAGCCCGGCGGATAGGCGAACACGTTCAGGCCCGTGATGCCCGTGAGCACCGTGGCCACCTCGTCCATCACCGCATCCAGCCTCATGCCGCCCACCACTTCCGCACGAACGGCTTCAGGCTGGTGCGGAAGTCCGGATCGAGCTGGGCCAGCAAGCGCAGCTCGCCCTGTTCCTGCGGTGAGCCGGAGATCCCGAACGGGCTGTCAACCCGCGCGTTGAGCCGCGCCGCCTGAAGGAACATGCCCGCCTTGACGCTGCTGGGCGTGGCGTTCCAGCCCCACAGGCCGTTTCCGGTTATCTCGCCCGTGGACACGGTGAGCTTCAGCCGGGTGTACGGCTGTCCCTTGGCCGCAGCGTTGCGGGGGAGCAGCGTGTATCCGGCCGTTGTGGAGGTCTTCACGGCCACCGCATCGCCGTTCTCGTCCTCGACCGTGAAGCCGGTGGTGTCCTGGAGATCATCGATCTCGCAGAACCAGGCGCACTCGTGTGCGTCGTAGACGGGCGTGTAGTACCGGTCCTCGGCCGCGGCCACCTTGCCGAACTGGCGGCCACAGTGATCATCGACGTTGCGGGAGACGGTCGTGATCCAGAGCGCCACGAACGCATCACGGGCGTTGTCCTGAAGAGACAGGTAGTCCTTCAGTTCTGCCGTGGTTGCGTAGTCGGGTGCCCAGGTCACGACCGTTTCTCCCCTCAGACGCCGTTCGGGACCGCGTAGACCGAGCAGTGCGTAACGAATGTGTCGGTCGCACCGCCCGAGGTGACCCGCACCCGCAACCAGGGGCGGTTGGGCTGCACCTGCACGGCGAACGCCGAGTAGTCGTCACCCGTGCCGGCCGCCAGCGCTCCGGCCACGACCGAGGTGACCGCCGTAGCCGTGGTGCCGATCGAGCCGGACGAGTCCGGCGCGTCCTGGATGACCCACGTCAGGCTGTCCGTGGTGCCCGCAGTGGACGCGGTGAGCACCACGAGGATCCGATCACCGGGGGAGTAGCCGGACAGCGCGGCGAGGTTGATGTCGTCCGGGGTGCCGAAGTCGAAGGACGTGGTGGTGGCGCTGGCGATGGTCACCTTGGAGGAGGCGATCTTCGCCATGTTCGCCAGGTCGTAACGGACGTTGCTCATGGTCGCCTCTCAGGTGTTGTTCTGAAGGATCTTGTAGGCGGTGCGGTTCTGGATGTTGCCGTCCGCCCGCTCCCAGGCGGTGAACTCCACCTCGCCGTTGGCTGCCCGGGTATACGGGTTGACCACGACCACCAGACCCGACACGCGCCGCAGGACGTACGCTTCCCGGAAGTCGCCGTACGCGATGGCGAACGTGTCAGCCGCGCTAGACAGGGTGGGCATCGCCTCGTCGATGATCACCGGCTTGCCGAGGAGCATCCGTTCCGGCCGCCCGGAGATGCCCTCGTTGGCCGACTGGATGATCGGCCGTCCGTTCAGGTCCACGATGAGCCGCAGCAGCGTCCAGGTGGCCTTCTCCATCAACCACTTGGCGTTGGGGTCGTACTCCTCGTCCAGGAGGTCCTGGAACTCCACCAGGTCCTCGTAGTCGGGGGTGTCGGCCGTGTCCAGGTCGCGATCGGCCGTGAGACTGGCGGCCACGATGCCCTTGGGCTGGCCAACGCCAGTACCGGTCACCCAGTGGCTGGCCTGCTTGCGGGCGATGCGCTGGCCCAGCTTGCGGGCCACCAGCCCCTCCACGTCGAACGCGGCATCCTGGAGCAGCTCCACCGACACCCGCAGCGGCAGGTTCGAGCCAGCGCCCGCGCTGGTGTACTTGTACGCACCGAGGGTGACCGAGCCGAACGTCAGGTCGGCGCCGGACGCCACGGCGGCGGACTCGGCGGTGATGTCACCCTCGTTGCTGGTGTCATCGATGGTCGGGTACTCCAGCGGTGCGCCCGTGGTGGTGTTGAGCGTCTCCACGTTGGCGGCGAACCCGCCGAACGCCTTGCGCACCTCCACCAGTTTGCGCTGGAACTCGTTGGGCACCAGGTAGCCACCGGCGGCGCTGCCGCCCTCGCCCTGCGCGTTGGTCACTCGCAGACCGGAGATGTCCTGGTTGGGAATGCCAGTGCGGAGGTAGTTCTCGAACGCCCGGTCGAGATCGGTGCGCCCGTCCTGGGTGCCGGTGCCGCGCGAGGGGACGCCGGCCGGGGTGCGCACGACGTTGTAGGCGGCGTTGCGCTGCCGGATGTTCTGGGTTCGCTGGACACCCTGGAGTTCGGTCTCCATGCCCTCGTACTGCGTGACTTCCTCGTCCGTGAGCGGCCGGTCCACGGCCCCGTCAACAAGCGCGGTCATCGCAGCGGTGATCTCTTCAATGGTGCGCATCTACCCTCCTCGGGTAGCCAGGGCACGATGCCGCGCCTGAATGAGCCGCGTCCGGTTGTCCGGAGCGGAATTCTTGGTGTCCTTGCCGCCGGTCACCCGGTCCGCCAGTCCGGCGTCCACGGCCTCGGTGGCCGAATACCAGGTGGTGGCGGTCATCGCCTTGCGCCATTCAGCGGGCTTGCCACCCGCCCGGGCGGCGTAGTAACCGGCGATGTCGTCCGAAACCGCGTCCAGCAGATCGGCGTATTCGCGCATGTCGGCCGGTCCGCCGACTCCTACTCCCTGCGCGTCGTGGATCATCATCCGGCCGCCGCGAGAGATGTCCACGCTGTCCCCCGCCATGGCCAGGAACGACGCGGCAGAGGCGGCCAGGCCATCGACGTGGACGGCAACCGAGGCGGGGTGGGACTGGAGCGCCTCGAACATCGCCACCGCGTCGTAGACGAATCCGCCGGGGCTGTTCACGTGCAGATCGATGGCCTTGGCGTCGATCGCGTGCACGGCCTTGACGAACTCGGTGGCGTCCATGTCCCACCCGCCGATCACGTCGTACACGTAGAGCTTCGGCGCCTCGGACCCGGCGTTGGCCACGCGGAAGCAGGCCGTGTCCCTGGGCTGAACGTCCTCGGTGGCGCGCCAGGCGGCGCGCAGCGCGCGGAGGTTACTCGGCAGGCGGATCATCGTCGTCTTCCTCCCCCGCCGGGGCGGGCGCCGACTGCGGCGTCTCAGGTTCGGGAAGCGGGGGAAGGTTCCGGATGGCCCGAGCCTCGTTCAGGGTGAGAAGGCCGGCCTGCACCTGCTTGATCAGCAGATCGATCTCTACGGCGAAGTTGGGGCGCTCCAGTCCGGCGAAGTCGAACTCCACCGAACGCGGGGCGGCGAGCAGACGCGATGCCCGCTCCTGGAACCGCATAGACCACTGGCCCAACACGAACTTGGAAAGGCCGCGGTTCTGCTCATCCACGCCCGTGCCCCATGAGGTCTGCTTCTCCACCTGCATCAACAGGTGCGGGGGAACCCCGGTCCAGCGGGCAACCTCTTCGATCTGGAACTGACGCGACTCGATGAACTGCGCCTGCTGGGCGGTCATCGTCCAGGGACTGAACTTCAGGCGCCGGTTGACCAGCGCGATGGCTCCCGCGTTGTCCGCCCCGGACACCGCGTTGTGGAGCTGACGCCGGATCTCCGGAAGATCATCGGTGATGTCCACCTCGTCATCCGGGGTGGCCAGGCCGGAGATGAGCGCGCCTGTGGAGAACGTCTTCGCGGCGGCCTTGTCGCCGGCCAGGGTGGTGGCCACCGAGCCGCGGGCGGTGTTCAGGATGCCGCGCCCGAGGATGCCGTCGGTGCTCATCGCGGGCACGTACCAGAAGTCCTCGGCGTCCAGCTTCACCTGCTTGCCGTCGTTGAGCTGCACCCGGAACCAGACACCCCCAGCGGGAAGCGTGCCCGACTGGTACTCCTCGTACGTGGGCGCCTCGGCGGCGAAGGTCAGCGGGTGCACCAGCGGCAGGCGGACCAAGCCACCCGCCTGGTTGCGCACCTTCATGGCGCCGCACTTGCCGTGCAGCACGAGGTGAACGAACGCGGACTCTTTCCACTCGAACAAGGTCTGGCCGTCCGGCCCGTCCGGGTTGTCGAACACCGAGGGGACGCGGCGGCGGCTCGGACCCTCACCGGTCCAGGTGTTGAACGGCAGGCCGGCCAGGGTGCCCGCGATCAGGGACACACCCCGGAACAGTGCGGAGTTGCTCAGCGCGCTGGTCTCGCCCACCTGCACGCCCGCGATGTCCAGTGGGGCGGACGGGTTGAACCACTGCACCAACGTGGGGTCGGCGATGGAACGCGTGACGTTCTCAACGTCCGCACGCCGTGCCCACGGCCACCGCATGTACCGAATGGTACACAGCTACCCCATACCCGTATACCGTAGTAACCATGTTGACGCAGGTCGTTGCGGATGCGCTGGCCGCTGCGCCGGTTGAGCCGCGCGACGCGGCCACGGCCGAACTGGCGCGCACCTACGCCCGAGCGATCGACGAGGGAGCCGACCTGGCCAAGGTCGGTCCGGCGCTGCTGGCCGTCCTGGAGGCCCTGGGGATGAGCCCACGGGCGCGCAGTGCGGTCAAGAAGGCGGTCACCGATGACAAGTCCGGCGCCAACCCCCTGGATCAGCTCGCCGAACGTCGTCGGGCACGTGGAGCCCCGGCTGTGGACGCCGCCACTTCGTGACCTGGCCGACCCTGCCGCGTCCTGGGGTCACGACTTCATCGACTTCTGCGCGCTGATCGGGTGGCCGCTGGACCCGTGGCAACGGTGGCTCGCCGTCCATCTGGGCGAGCTGTTCCCGGACGGCTCACCCCGGTACCGCAAGGCCATCATCCTGGTGGCCAGGCAGAACGGGAAGACGATCTTCACCCGCCTACTCATCCTGTATTGGATGTTCGTGGAGCGCGTGCCGGCCATCCTCGGCACCTCCACCGACCGGGGCGCGGCCAAGCGCTCCTGGGTCAAGGTGGTCGAGATGGCCAACGCCGTGGAGCTGCTTCGGGAGGCGCTGGACCGGCGGCACACCGTCCTCCAGATCGGCGAGGAGGACTTCTGGAACCGGTACGGCAGCCACTACCGGTTCGCCGCACCCACCCGGCGTGCGGGACGTGGTGACACGCTGGACCGGGGACTGCTGGACGAGTTGCGCGAGCACAAGAACCGGGACACCTGGGACGCCGTGGTGCCTGCCATGAACGCCGTACGCGATGCGCTGCTGGTGTGCATCAGCAACGAGGGTGACGCGGAATCGATCGTGCTGCACGAGGAGCACGATGCGGCACAGACGTTCATCGAGACCGGCGAGGGTGACCCGCGCACCTTCCTGGCCGCGTGGAGTTCCCCCACCGGGGCCGACCCTGAGGACGTGGAGGCGCTCGCGCAGGCCAACCCTGGACTCAGCCACCGCGTGCAGCTCGATGCGCTCCTGGGACAAGCCAGGGCGGCCAAGGCGGCGGGTGGGGAGACGCTCGCGCGCTTCCGCATCGAGATCATGTGCCAGCGGGTGGACCTCCTGGAGGCGGCCATCCGCCCGGAGGACTGGCGCGCGTGCGGCGTGCGGCGGGAGGACTTCCCGGATCTTGCGCAGCACCGCCGGCAGGCTGCCCTCTGCTACGACGTGGCGCAGGACTGCTCCCATGCCACCCTCGCCGTGGCAGTCACCGTGGACGGCCTGACGTACGTGGAGATCGTGGCGTCCTGGGACGGCTACGAGGCACGCAAGCAGTTGCGCGCGGACCTGCCCGGATGGGTGGACCGCATCAAACCCCGCAAGGTGGTGTGGTTCCCTGGCGGTCCGGCTGCCGCCGTGGCGGACAGCTTCACCGGCAAGTACCTGCGCAACGTGCTGATCGAGCCCATCCGGGCGGAGGACGTGGTACGCGCCTGCATGGGCATGGAGGAGCAGGCGGCGGCCGGCCACCTGCGGCACGCACACGATCCGCTGCTGGATCTGCACGTCCGGCAGACCCAGCAGCTCACACAGGGGGACGGGTGGCGCTTCGCCCGCCGAGGCCAGGCGCCCATCGATGCCACGTACGCGGCGGCCGGGGCGATCCACGCGGCCAGGACCATCCGCAGACTCGGCCCGGTCGCCTGAGCTGGGGAAACTCCGCACACAAAAAACCAGGGCGGCGGGTGTCTCGGCCGGCCGACCCTCTGAACTTTGGAGAGGTCACCAGTTCGACGTGGGACGCGGTTGTGGTTGTGGTGTTGGTGCTCGATCACCGAGATGCAAGTTGCATGACGCGCATGCCGATGCGCAGTTCGATGGGTCGTACTTGCTGCCACCACGGGCCAGGGGGTGGATGTGGTGCACATGCTCTGCGGTGGTGGTGCAGCCAGGCAGGCGCAGGGTGCACAGATGGTGGTCCCTGGCCAGGATGGTGGCTCGGAAGCGGCGCCACCGGGTGGTGCTGCCACCCTCCCATGCTCGGCTCATCCCCCACCCTGGCTCTCTCCACCTGTCCTGTCCTCAGCCCTAGAGGGCAGGCTGAGGACAGTTCAGGATCGGGTCATTGTCCTTGCTGTCCTCAGATATCAGGACAGGTGTGACCTGCGGAAATGCCTACCTGTCCTGACCTGTCCTGAGATCTTGAGGACAGTTGCCCACCTGGAAACTGTCCCGGACAGGTTCGAGGAAGGCACTCAATCCGCGTTTGCGCTGGTCCAACCCGCTTTCCAACGCTGCATGGCACCCATATACACGTCATTGGACGCCTTGATCCCAGTGATCGCCTTGGCCCTGTCGCGCCCCGTAGTGCGCGGCGCGCTGGCCGCCTCCAGGGCCTTCAGGATGGCCTCCTCCACCAGCCACTCAGACACCCCGGAGCCCTCCAACTGGCCGCCGAGGACGTAGCCCGAGCCCGTTTCGCTCATGGGCATGAGGATGATCGGCACCTCCTCACTGAGGGCACCGTCCTTTACCTTGCGGTGCACCAATGTCCGCTGGTTGGCCGGCGACCGATCCTCGGCATCCTTCAGCTTGATCACCCAGGATGTATCCGCGTCGTCCTCGATGGCGCTGGAGCCCCTGGAGCGCTCCCCGGCATGCCCAGTGTGGTGATTCGCCAGGACAGTGCACTTCAGCGCGCGCCGCAAGCCGCTCAGCGAGTCGAACACCTCGCCCATGTCCTTGGAGCTGTTCTCCTCAGCCCCTGGAGAACAGGCATGGAGCGTGTCAAAGATGACCAGAGCTGGATTGAGGGGCTTGATCAGTTGGTGGAACAGCTTCACCTCGTCGTGGTCGTTCAGCCGGATGCGCCCCTCAAGCACATAGAGCATGTCGTCCGGCACCTGCGCGCCCTGGTTGAACGCCAGCTCCCAGCTACGCACCCGACTTTTGATGCCCGAGACGCCCTCGGCGGCCACGTAGACCACCGGGCCCTGCGTGACCACCTCCCGCCCCTCCCAGGGCTGCCCGGTGGCTACCGAGCACGCCCAAGCCACGCTTACGAACGTCTTGTACGTGCCGAACTTGCCGGACAGGAATGCCACGGTGCCGACATCCAGGACACCTTTGATCAAAGGCGTAGGAGGGGTGATGAGATCCAGGCCGGACCTACTGTGCAGTCGAGCGCGAAGCTTGCTGAGCTTGTCGTCCGCCGCCTTGGCCGCGTCCTTCGTGGCCTCGTGCTCCCAGTACGCCTGAGTGTCGTAGTAGTGAGGATTCTCTGGGTCCGCCACGGGCCACGGTTCGGACATTCCGTTGCTGAGCGCATCCACAATCACGCTAGCGGCGGTCCATTCCTTGCCATGGCTGCGGTTCCACTCGTCGCTGTGCCACGTATTGGCGGCAACCGCCTCGGTGAGCTTGAGCAACGCCTTGTCGTACTGAATCAGTCCTGACCCAACGAAGTGCCCGAACAGTTTTGCTGCACCGCCGAGGACGCTGTTCACCTTGCTGTGCTGATCCATCGACCGAATCAGGCTCAACTGCCTGTCCATCGCGGCCTCCGCCGTGGCCGGCGTCCAACCGGCCGACCCGGCTGCGTCATCGAACAGGTCATCATCCGACGCGGAGCGTTGCGACTGTTCGGTGAGGTATCGAACCCATGCCTCGGGCAACTCGGGCAACTCGCTCAGCGCAGGCGCGGCGCGCTCCATGAGGGAGCCGTCCGGGCCGTACCACTCATACCGACGGCCGGTGCCCTCATGAACGCTGGGGTAGACCATGACATGACGCCATCCCCGGTGGATGATTTCCACATCCTCACCAAATTGGGTGTTGAATGCCTTCTCAACTCCCCGATATGGAGTCTTCCCGACAGGCAAGCGGTACAACCGGATGCGCGCGGGCTGCCCCCGCCCACGGCTGGTGGTGGAATACGTGGCCGGCGGTTCGCCGAGTTCGGCGCACGCCCTGGCCCAAGACGCCCCGCCCTGCTTTCCCTCGTAGTCGTCAACATCAATGCCCACGACATGGGCGGGCAGCCGCAGACCAATGTTGCGCTCACCGAGGTACCCCTGTGCCCATTCGGTGAGCTGCTGGAAGCCGACAGGCTTTCCGTCATACCCGGTGAAGCCAGCGACCCCCGGAAGCTTCTTCTTGCCAGGGTTGCCTTTCATCGGAATCGGATCGGTCCAGCCGCGCTTGAAGTACTCCGATGCAGCCGCATGGTACGGGTGACGAATCTCAGTTACGTCCGTTACGCTCGCAGCAGGGTTAGTGCTGCTCTGGAGCCCGTCCGGCCCCCCGTCCGGGCGGGCTTCGTTCTGCTCGAACATGGTCACGCACGCCCCTCAGCCTTGGCGAGCACGGTGCGCAGCTTGGTGATCTGCTCAGAGGTGAGTTTGGGCGCGCGGCGCATCAAGGTGTCGATATAGGCATCCGGCGAGTGGCGGGCAGCAGCAGCCTGGCGGGCGCGCTCTTTGCGCTGTTCAGGGGTCAGTGATGTGCGGTAGGGGCGAGGCACGAAAGGCTCCCGAGAGATTCGGGAACGTCATCCGTCGGGCACGTCGCGCTTCGGGCGCGTGCCCCGCTCTACGGGGAGCCCCTTGTGGTGCGGGGCGTGACCGGTAGTTCGTGCGGCACCAGAGCAGCCAAGCCGTAGCCAGTGTTGATCCGCAGTAGCCGCTCACAGCGCGTTCGGCTATGAGTCGGGGCAGGACGTTCAGACGCCCCAAACATTAGCTAGCCGAAGCTGTGGTGTCAACACCGATCATGCCTCTGACCTGCGGTTATACCTGATCTATAGTAGACCTGATCTTTGACTCCACCCACATGCCGGGGGAGATCTCATGCAGGCGCGAGCCCGGCTCCCTGGCTATCTCGCGCATCAGGGAGAAGGTGCGGAACAGCCCCTCTTCGTCCTCCCGGACGTCGATCTCCGGTGCGCCGGGAGCCGCCTGGACCAGGTGCCACTTCATCGCTGCCTCCCGCGTGCACATGTGCATTACACCTTGACATGTCACGGTGTCATGTACTCACGCCACTTGCAATATGTCTACTATTGCTGACCTAGCGTCACTGACATGGCAGATCGGAAGCTCCCGCGCCTCATGGGCCAGCAGGAGATCCGACAGCGCCTCGGCTACTCCCGCCAGTACACGGCGGTGCTCATCAACGGGAAGGGCTTCCCGGATCCCGCGTACGAGTTGGCCATGGGCCGCATCTGGCTGGCCGAGGACGTGGAAGCCTGGATCCGCGAGAACCGCCCGGACCTGGCCTAGATCAGACTGACGAACCCTACCGCCTGCCAGTGCTCGCCCCACGTGCTCTCATCCCCGAGCCAGCGGGAATCCGCCAGACGCCAGACGGACCACCGGCCACCGCGACCCACGGGGGACAGCACCAATTCCGCCAGAGCGAGCACCACCGCGCGCTTCTCGCCTACGCTGTACCGGCCCGAGTCCCACCGCGCGGCCAGGTCGGCAGGGTCGTACCCCTGAAGCGCCG